ATTCCATATTCTGATAATCTCTCAGAGTCTTCTAACGCACTTGCTGAGTTGTCTCCAAAGAAACCACCGTGTGAGTTGTTAGCGAAAACTGTGATTGCGCTTTCGTCAGTTCCTGCAACGATGCTGCTTCCACTGATACCTGTTCCGTATGTAGTGTCTGCAAGACCGAATACTGTTTTGACGAAGTGTTCCGTAACGTGTCTGTCTACTGCTCTGCGAGCCTCATTAAGAGCCATTTCCATTTCTGAAAATCTTGAGTCTTCCAACATTCTACGGGTTACTCCGACTGCAATACCCCATTCCTTCACGCTGATTCTCTCATTTCTGAGGTCAGTGTGTTGGTACTTAGGCGTTGCGCCTTCTTCTATTTCTTCTAGCTTCATGCTAGGTTTCATAAAACTTATGTCTACATCTCCACCTGTGTCAGTTGTAAAACGCTCTGCGAACATGTTAATTACAGGCATATCAGTGATTCTATAATCCTGAAGTGCGTCTTTGTAATCAACGAGTACGCGGTTTGCTACGCTTGACAATTGTGAAGTTGCTAGACCTTCTTTAGCTGTTACCATATTTCATATTCTCCTTATTTAACCAATACCTTGAATAGTGAGCCAGCGGCTGGTGCTGCGGTGTTTGCTTCGAGAGCAATTGCAACAGTTGTCTTGTCTGCCATAGAAGCTTGCTTGATAAGTGTGCCATTTTCGCCTACTTCCAAGAAATCTCCTACTGCAACGTCGGCACTGTCACCGTCAACGTTAGCCATTAAAACTACACCACTTCCGGTTACAACAGAGCACAAGTCTCCTGATGCTGCATCTACCAAAGCAAATCCAGCACAGCGTACGCCGTCTGTATCTGCCATTAATGCCTTTCCGGTTACGGCCTGAATTTCAATAGCTGAACCTGCTGTGATAGCTTCAGCGGCTATGAAATTGATGATTCGAGCTGGTGCTCCACCATCATTTACTAATACTGCTTTTGTTACTGCCATATTTATTCTTCCTTATTTTCTTCTTGCCTGTTGAATACTATTTGACCATCTTTCATCGCGAACATTCGTGATGTTTCTGGTGCTTCTTCAACTGGTTTTGCTTCAGCTTCTACAGATTTACCTTTTCCGAAGGTCCTTTCGGTCTCTTCTGGAACAGGCATGTTTTCCATAGCCATGCTGAATCCTTCTAGCTTAATCTCATCCCATGCGTTGAGTTCTTTCATACGCTCTTCTTTAGTCTCGTCATTCACCTTTCCGAGGAGTGCTTCCTTATTGATAATTGCATCAACGAATCCAGAAACGCGTGCTTTTGCAAGCTCTGCTTTTCTAGCTTCTTCTGCTTCCTCAAACTTGGCGATGGTGGCGAGAGCTTCTTCATGCGCTGAAGTTTTCTCTGCAAGGACAGATTCCATCTCTGCGAGTTTATCCTTCATAGCTGCGAATTCACGCTCTACTATAGGATTCTCTTTTTTAGTTTCTATTACTTCTTCTGCCATAGTTACCTCGCTAGTTGACCCGTGTTCACAGGTACAAGCTTCTTCGTCTTCACCCCCACAAGGGCAAGACTCTTTTTCATTTTCTTCACATTTCGTTTCGATTGTACATGCGTCACACACAGGAGTACGAGTCTCATTATCAATGAAACTCACCTCGACAGGACGAATGTCTGTTGCAAATGGTTCTCCTAAGACGTCAACATCCTTGGAAAGCCAATCAATACTGACATGAGTCATATCGCCATTTTCTATTTTCTCTAACACTTCATTTGCTTTTTGTGCATCCTTGTGGATACGCGCCATAAGCTTCACAGCTTGTAAACCATCTTCTAATTCTACGTATTCCGGGTTGATAGCCATGCCCAACAAATCGTCGGGGGTACGTTGATGGTTGAAATAAACCGGAAGCTCGTTGAAAGCTTCTATATTATCTTTTAGAATACTTGGTTCTATATAAACCTTTTGGTCACCTTCTTCATCGTGGGGGCCTGATGTTATTGCAATGACCGGAAATTCATGATAATCTTCAACGAGTTCTACATCTCCAAACACTTTCATTGCAAATGTTCGTTTAGTACCATTACAGTCACTTTCTTTACTTGCAAATTGTCGGCCAGCTTCTTCATCTGGCATTGTGTCAACTCTCATCTTACATAAGTTAGATGCTAGTTCTTGGTAGTTCTCGTGGCCACGCTTTTTTAGTCGTGGCGCTGTTTCTAGTAAACAATGCTCATAGGCATAATCTTTACTCATCTTTTCTATCCCCCGTTGTATTTGCGGATGGTTTATTACCATCATCTCTGTTTTCTGTCCTTGCGGACTCTTCTTTCTTATCTTCGTCTTTTCCACCAGATAGATTTGCATTCTCTGCTGTATCTTGTATCTCAGATACTCCATCTGGGTTCAAACCTCGTTCCATTCTAACTTCACCGGGTGAAAGAACTCCCTCTGAAAGATATACCATATCAGTCTTTGCTTTAACAAATGCATCATCTACGTTGATTTGTCTAAACTTAAATCTTGCCTCGCCACTTTCTAATTGTGGCATTAACTGTGCATTAATAGCAGATTCAATAGCTGATTGTAAATGTTTAACATATGGTTCAAAAATAGGTCTTGCCTGTTCTGGCTTTTCCCACATTGTAACTGGTACCTTTAAAGCTATATGTATCTTCTTTAATATATCGTCTGTGTACTTACCATACTCAAATGCTCGTTGTGTACCTTGTAATTCTTTAACTGAAATATCATTACCGTGTATGATATCTTCACCGGGTTCTAATCCGTTGAAGGCGTCCACCACTTCATTAATTTTGTCAGCATTATAAGGCATATCGGGAAGTCCGCAGCTAATATCAAACCTACTATTAGCGTATTTATTGAGAGCAGCTCCGATATCCCGTTCTGCATAATCTTTAAGGTCAACCAAATAAAGAATTGGATGGATGTCACTAAGACCATAAGCGTAATCATCGAATGGGTTATTTTTAAATTCGATAATTTCATTTTCTTCAAACCTCACTGATTTATCATCCGAGCCTAAATCTTGATAATAATACATTATCTGCCCATTTTCAGCTCTTTGTACGTTCATATTTAAAGAGGACCTTAAAATTAGGTTATCTCCAGTCCATTCTAAGTAAGATGTACCAAAAATACGACCATTACGTAACCAACCATATAATAATTGGTCAATATTGACCTCATCAAATAATTTAGTGATAGCTAATCGTTCTTCGTCATTATCTGTTACTATGTCGTAACCGTCCTTGGCCGCATATAGACACGGTAGGTCAATAAGCGTTCTAACAATAGGGTCAGCTAGGTACACATTCATGTACGTTCTTGCGTCTCCTATTTGCTTTTCGTATGCAGAACCGAACATTCCTGAACTCTTCTGGAGTTGGATGCGTTTGATGACACCCGCTCCGAAGTCTCGGGGTTCGTTTGCTGCAAATGGTGGGTTAGACCCCACCGACGCAAATTTACGCCTATTCCAAGGCAAATAATCACGTAGAGCCATAGCTATCAATTCCTATTATATAAACAGAGTATATAAAGCTTTCGCTCATAATCCTCCGGGTATACGTTTATTTATGTTATTTCTGCTCTTTCCAGTCCTAAAAACTGAAGGTATGTCAGTATTTACTGCTCGGCGTGTTGCGTTACCGCTCATGTTAGCACTAGCAAAAGTTGCACTTGCTGGAGTCATAGATAGACAAGCGTGTATACCCATTACCGAACTGTCACAAAAATCATCATGTTTACCATCTGGAGCAGCTATTCGTTCAGTTTTATTAGCTGCATCCATAACATATTCTAACTCACAGTGTTCTCTTATCCACTTATTAACTAATTTAGCATCTTGTGGTTCTAAATCACTAGGATGTGGTATTTTTACTATACCTTGTTGTATAAATGATACATAATCTCTATATGCTTGGGTTTTACTACCCTTTGGGCCTCCAGTAAAAACGAAAGGTATAAAATGTCTTCCATCTTCATAACAGGCTTTCCTTATGTCTTGCTCAATCGCACCCCCAATACCAGTAGCGTCAATAATAATACGCTCAGCCCCAAAGTCTCTAGCAGTGTCAACGATACGCTGTCGTTGATATGGAATGTCATGTCCACCCGTTCTAGGATTAATCTCTTCCAATGATATAAGGCGTGCAATATTTCCATCTGCTGCCTTCTCGACGGCCCAAACGCTAATAACAGTGCTATTAACGGATTTACCAATATCCACGGCCACAGTACAATTCGGATAAACTTTTCCTCTGTCCGCGAAAGAAGTTCCTCGTACTCTGCACGCTTTGATAGCTTCTGGATTGAAGATGTTCGAGACCGACTCGACGAACTCGCACTCATATTCTGTTCTCCAATATATTGAATCTTCTCCCCATTCCAACATCTTATCTAACATTTCTGATTCTGTATATGGAGGCGTATAGGCTCTACCAACCTTAACAGCGTCTCTCCATGTATACACTAATCTTTCAAACGTATCTGCATAAGCGTCATCATATAAATAACGCCACATATGGTTTTCTTTACTTTTTGGCGTCCCTAAGTTAATAAAGGGAGCTTTATTAGCCACAATACAAGGCTCTACATTGTCAATGAATAATTTATCATCTATAAGTGGACTCTCATCCACAATTAAGAAGGTAGGGTGCTGGCCACGTATAGCTTGCCCTTGATTAGATGCAGCTACCGGAGCTCTACGCAAAACTGTGCCCCCTTTAAGTGTTATGTTAGGCTTATTGTGAAATCTATAATTCTTAACTAAGCCTGATAAAAAGGCATTATCAGCAAAATGCCTATAAATATAATTAAATATAAGTGCAGCTTGGTCCTCAGATGGAGCCAAGATAAATATTAAATCTCTAAATCTTTTAAAAAACATATATACAGTAGCAGCTATAGAGAGTGCATAAGACTTGCCTGAGCCTCGTGGAGCCAAGATAGCCATTTTGCGCTGTTTACCGTTTGTGGGGTGAGTGAGAGCCGTAACTACAATCTTTTCTTGTAGTGGTCTCATCTTAAGAGGTCTGTTCTGATTGTCTACAAGATAAGCTTCACAAAATGCACGAACTAAAGTCGTCATTTTCTTCTCATCGTGTCTACACTTTTCGAATATATCCTCTAATGCTCTTGAATCATGTGCTCCAGCACCTGATATTGCAGCATTAAACTTTTTCGTCTCGTTCACTATCGCCTTCATTGGCTAATTCTCCTAAAAGTGAAGCGAAATCTTCAGATTTGGTTTCTGTTACAGTAGGTATCTCAATATTAAGAGCACGGAACTCAGTATGAATATCCCGTACAATACTGTTTCTCTGTCGCAAGAGCTCTGTTCGAGCGTTAACATCCCGAATAGATACAAGAATTTCTTCCCAAAGCACGTCTTCAAGAGCGAGATTCCTCGCAAGAAGGCGTACAAGCTCCCTATGCCTAGCATATTCAGCTT